ACAGTTCCTTGATTAATGTACTCTGGAACTCCAACGCTTGTACCTAATAAAGTAAAAGTTGTGCCGTCATACTTATAAACCTCCGCATAAACAAAAGGGTTTCCTGAATTGTTATTTACACTAAAATAAAACTCACAATTAAAGTTACCAGCTGGTACTTCTAATAAAGCTGGATCATTAGCATCAGTAATATAACTTGCCACATATCCATTTGAAGAAATAGCAATATCAGTTCCAGTTCCTATGATTGGTTCTTTGCTTAATTGTCTATAAGCAACCCCTCCTATTGTACCTTGTGAAACACTTGAATTAAGATAGTAAGAAACAGAACTACCACCACCACTTGATGTTGGGAAGTCAGCTAATGTACCATCTCCCCTTACATATTGAGAAGCAGCACCATCTAAAGCGGTTATTACACCATCATTAGCCACTACTGGACCTTGTAAATCCCTTATTTTCGCTTCACCTGTTACTTGTAATTGACTCATAATATTTTATTGAAATAATCCTCTAATATATTCTCCAGCTGCTAATGCTCTACCAAAAGTAAGAACCCCAGTTGCACTCACAAATCTAACATCATCCCCAGTTGGTGTTCCTGTTGCTAAAATGTTTTGCGCATCCACACCACCCCTTGAAACGTAAAGACAAGCATAACCGATTGTGTCCGCAAAAGTAATTGATGTTTCACCACCACTTGCCGTGTAACCTTTTGTCTTAACTGGGTTTGCACCTACGATAATTACACCGCTTGGGTCAACCTCTGTTCCTGTTGTATTGTACGCTCCGCTACCTTGTAGGCTAATATTGTAAGTAGCCACATCCTTTTGAGGTGCGTTTATTGCTAAACTTGATATATTACAAATTCCGTTAATAATTGTTAAACCATCAACCCCATTATCCACTACGAACTTAATTTCTATTGGTGTTCTTGATAACTGCTTTTCTAACATAAACAAATAAGAAAATCCACTCAAAGTAATCAACCCATCACAAGTAACATTCCAAGTAGCAACATCGTTTTTATATTCTCTAAACCAAGCACTTGATTGGCTTGTTACCTCTTTTTGCTCAACGTTTACATTAAACGTACAATTTGTACTACAAGCAAAAGCGACATCGACCTCTGGTTCAACATCTGTTCTATGCCAATAAAGCATTACGTTATTTCCTATTACTGCTGCCATATTACAAATTTACGCATTATTAAAATATCTTTTTGGAGTTTCTATGGTAACATCTCCAATGTAATCAACAGTAGCAGTTGAAGCATTATCAACCATTGTAATCTCTAAAAGTTGTATTTGGCTTGTTTCATTCATATAAGGATTTGATGTAAGCCTATTTATTAAAAACTTCTTACCATTATAAGACAAAGCATTTGTGCTTGAATCTTGTATTGTATATGTTTTATCAAGATAAATAAACCCATTTGTTCCAGATATTGCTCCCAAATCACCTTCTAAAGTAGCTATATTCTTATTTAATAAGTTTGAATATTGACGCATAACTAATTCAGCCAACATACCAAATGATTCTGGAGGATATCCGTATCTGTACCAATCCCTCCAAATAACACCATCTTCATCAAATAATAAACCTACATTATTTTGTATTGGTGCTGCTCCTTGATTTGGATAAATAGCACTATAAGGAATGTCTATATCTGTTGCAATTTGTGATGTTGAACCAATATTTCTTGTTAATACAACCTCTTTAATAGAAGCATCTCCTTGTGTTAATTTTACATTCTTAATATATCCACCAACCGCACCATTTGCTGCTTCAAACTTAATTCCTATTAAACCTTCAATAGTTAAATTTAAATCTACTGAAAAACCCATAGGAATATTAACAGTATTAGAAACATAAGTATTAAATGTAGTATATGTAACATCTCTAAAATGTACTGAAGTTGACCAAATGTTATTATCTCTTAAATAATAAGTTACACCACCAATAAAAGCAGTTATATAAACTCTTATTTTATCTCCAGCATTTGCACCTTGTAATTCAAAAGACAAGGTAGCACTTGTACCATACATTTTTGGCAAATATTCATAAGCCGTAGGTAATGCAAAATAGTTTTGTATATATGCATTGGTGCTACCACCTAAATAAAAAACTTCATATCTATTTGATTGATCTTCATTTAAAATAACTAAAGTTGCTCTTGATGGCGCAACTTCAAACTCACTCCATCCATTTGCTCTTAATGAAGAACCAGAACCTGTTGTAAATTTAAAAGTTCCGTTATATATATAATTATTAGCGTATTTATATGGCAAAGTTGCTTCAATAGTTGGGTAACCTTTTCTAACTATTTTTGTTTGACTATTATTTACAAAATGAACATTACCATCTTGATAAGGTTGAATGTTTATTGTATTTGTTAATGTACCATTACCACTTACACTTGGCGCATCTTCAACAACATATCTTGTATAATATATTGTGTCAGCTTGTTGATTCATTGGCAAAATATACCAATTGCCATTTGCTTGGAATAATCTACAACCAAAAGTCTTAATTATATTCTCTAAAATTGTATAATAATCTAATTGATAAAAATCCCTTTTGTATTGATACGTTTGACTAAATGGTTCATCGCCACCAGCATCTCCTCTATCAAACATTCCATCTGCATAGTAAGAACAACAAGCATAAATGAATATCATATCTTCAAATGGCAATTGATTTAAAGAAATACCAATAATGTCAATTAATTTAATTAATGAATTTACATTTACATCACCATCATAATATATATATCTAAGGAATGATAATCCATCAATACAAGTCATACTTACCTCTTGGTTACCTGTTGTAAATGGAACTTGTATGTAATCATTAAGTAAAAAACCTCTCCATTTAATTACATTATCAATAACTAATTCAACATAATACTTTGTTTCATCAAAGTTTAATAAGTCAGGGAAATTATCGTAATCATCTTGGTCAGAAATAATAAAAGACACATTTAACTGTGAAGATATTATAAAAGCAATTGGGTCTTCATTTGTAGCATTTGGAACTAAAGAAACATTTGTTCCTATGTATGGAGTAACAGTTGCACCGACATAACTTTTTTCGTATATCTTAACAATTAAATCTGTTTCATCTCTAAGTTGTTGTGTTATAGTATATCTTAATCCGTATGCCATTATGCTAAACTAATATTTTGTCCTTTAAGATTAGATGCCTTTTGCGCTCTATTAACAGATAATAATAAATCTTGCCCTCTTAATACAAATTGACTTAATCCACTTGCATTTCCACTACTCATAGAACCAGCATTAAATGAACCTCTCATAATATTACCAAGTTTGCTTAATGGTAAAACTGCTTCGCTTTCGCTTCCTTCACCAATCATTGCTAATGTTGGACCAGTTGCAACTCCACCACTTGCTAAACCAAGAACTTTACCAAATGCTTTACCAAAGGAAATTCCACCACCAGCTGCACCTCCACTAATTAAAGACAATATTGCAGCAAATATGGTGGCTTGTAATAAAGTTGCTGCTATTTCTTTAGCAAGATTTTTAAACATTTGATTTAATGCTTCACCTGCACTTGCACCTTGTTCCATTGCATCAAATAATCCAACTATTGAGTTAGTAACAGAAGATGAAATTGTCATCGCAAATTTTTCGTAAGATTTATTTAAATCTTCTAATTTCTTATTTTCATTATCAATGTTATCTAAAGCTAACTTTTCTTTATACTTAGTCCAACCTGTTAACCATTTAAGATAATCTTCACGTTGTTTTTTAGCATCTTCAATAGCAGTATCTTTTGGTGGTGCTTCTAACTCTGGTTCTTTATAAGTAACTAAAGCCTTATTAATTCCATCTTTTATTTCTTTAGCATTTCTTTCTAAAGTCATTTTATCAAACTTAGGCAATAAGTTTTCAATCTTATCAGTAGCTTGTTTAGTATCTAATTCTGCTAATTTTTTTATATAATCTTCATAAATCTTATAAACATTATCTAAATATGTTTGTTGATCTATTATTGAATTAGTCCTTAATGTTTTTTGTGCATTTAAAGATGTTTGAAAGTCTTTAGTAATTTCAGTAAAAGGGTCTTTTTTAGCCTCTTTTGTACCACCTTTTTTTGTATCTGGTGTACCATATAAAGTAGTTACATCTAATGTTCTTGCTAATGATGCCTTAGCATTATCTATATCTTTTTGTGCCTCTTTTAAAGGTTTTACAAATTGTGCATCAATTTGAGAACGCAACATTTCTGTTGTAGTTCCCATTTCAATCTGCTTTGTTGTAGCGTAAGTATTTTTCTTTAAATTATCTCTTTCTTCAGTTAATTTTTTATATTTTGAATTTGCAGCACTTAAAGCATCAACATAGTTTTGTTCTTTACTTATCTCTAATTGTTGTACTGCTGCTTTATTATTTAGTGATTGTAAAAATTGAGCATTATAATTTTTTAAATCTTTAATTTCTAATGCTTGTATTTCTTTATTTTTACTATATAACTCTTTGAATTTTTTTAACGCATTTTCTCTTTGACTTACACTTAAATTTTGATTAGTAATTCTACCAACTAATTCAGTACCTAATGTTTGACTTGCTTGTGCAGAACCAGCCATTCTGTAAATTTCATCATTAAGTTTCTTTAATTCTTCTCTTAAGTCTTTTAATTTTTCTGCTGGACCAGCAAATGCTTCAGTAATTTGCTTTTGAAATACAACCGCTAATGAAGATGCTAAACCTAATGCAACACCAATACCTGCTGGACCTGCAAGACCTTCTACCATTGCAGATAATGCTTTTTTTGTTCCACCTTCAGTTTTTGCTAATTGTTGAAATGACTCCAACATTGGATTCAAGTTATTTGCAATACCCATAATTCCGTATGGAGCATCTTGCGCAATTCTTGAAAAGTTTATAAGGGATTGAGTAGCATCTCCAGCAGGTTTACCAACCTTATTCATTTGTTGACCTAAAGTGCTGATAGTTGTATTGAGATTCTTAATTGAATTATTCAAATAATTGATCTCACCAACATTTGTAGCTTTCTTTAGAGCAGCTTCAAATTGTCTTAATAGATTTTCAGCTTTTTGTAGTTGCGATTGTAAGTCAGTTACGTTTGCACCTATTTTAATATTTAAATCTATATTTTCTGCCATCTTTATTAGTTTGCTCCGTACAATTTAAGTGTCCTTGCC